TATCACCAGTACAAGCAATAATTTGATTAGTATAAAGTGCTGTACATGCAGACAATACAGGTGTACCCCCAGTTGTTGACTGAGGCTCAATGATGAAAGTTTTGTTTACGTTTGGTGTTCCAGTATTGCAGCTCATATTATATAATATTTCCTATTAGTGTAAATTTAGCAGTAGAATAATAATCTCTACTTACCTTAATATATATAGTAGCACCAGCATTTACGACAAAAGAATTAGTAAAAACTATACCATTAAATACTTGTACCCCATTAACCTTAATTTCTATATTCGTAGCACCATCAATATTAACTATATTAGTATACTTACTATTATAATCAGCTGTATACTCAAATGATGATTCTGATTGAGGCTTATATATAATATTATATGAGAATGTCGCTTCAGCTTTATTTTCACTAGTTGTAAATCTAGGAGCTATTGGAGTTTCAGCAATCTCACCCATTACCAACGCTCTATTAATAGCTGGAATAACTTCAAATTGTTCCTCATCAAGAATATATCCTTCTAATTTAATTTCAAATGGTTGAACATAAAATCTTCTTTGTTCGAAATCATCTATATTACTTTCATCACCAATACTTTCTAACACTAATGGCATTGGATGTCCATTAACCCTTATATAATGTTGTATTGAATTAAATGTTTGTTGGACCTTAATATTAATCTTATTTAAGTCTCTCATTCTATTACAGAAAAGTCTTACTTCATAAGTTATATCTACTGATGTTGGTTGAGGTATTTTATAAACATCAATACCCTTTCTACCACCTTCAAAAGTAGGTACTTTCATATAGGTATAAGTTCTTCTACCTGGAATATTAAATAGACCAGCTTGATTATTACCTACTTGTGGGTTAGGTTGTCTAACAATTGTAATAAAAGGCATCTTAATGTCTTTATATTTATCCGCATGTTGCCAAGTCTTTGAGAACTCTGACCATCTTTGAAGAGTAAGGAAAATTACGGGTACAGTTTCTCCATCAATAACAATTTTTAAATCCTTATCAACAAACTCAATAAAAGATTTATCCATATCTTCATACATAACCCCTCGTGGAAGAAATGTACCCTTGTTATCGATATCATCAAGAATCTCTTGTCTTCTTTCGAATCCTTCTTTATCCTTTAATATCTTTATATTTTTTCTAAATCCTTTTGGAAGTGCACACATAATATTATATTTTAAAATCCACGGAATTCGTTTTCATCTACTGGAGCACAATTAACAGTTCTAAATGCACCTTTATACCCCATAATGGTATGTTTGTTATCATAATTCTTAATCCCATCATTAGTTACTGAGAAGTACCTAACCTCAGTTTCACTAACTGGGTAACCAATATAGTCACCGTAGTTTAGTTGAGCATCTAATTCAGCTAATTGAGCCTCATATAATCCGAAAGTTAAAATACCATCTTGTAAATATCTAAGACTTCCAGCTCCACTATTATAGGCTTTATTCTCCGCTTCATTAAAAGTTGGGATTACTCTTAATTCAATCGGTGGAAAGAATCTAATATCATCTTTTCCAGCTTCACCATAAACATCATCAGATGCGGTCATTTCTCTATCAACCCTATATAGGATAACTACGAAATTTCCATCACCCTCAATTGCCTCTCGACCAAATTGTATTTCTAGGTTAAAGTCTTCGTTTGAGAAAAATTTGTTGTTTCTATTAATTGGTATTCTTCTTGGTGTAGCCATATCCTTTATCTATAAATATTTGTAAATATGTAATAAATTAAAAAGACTTGATTTTTATTAAAAAAAACCTTATATTTAGTAAATATAACGATTAAAATTTATAAGATTGAATTTGATAAATTTAGATGATATTAAGGGTAGAGACGCTATTACGCTTTTAGAGAGCTATGATGGTAAAAATCCTTATTTAAAAAAACTTAAGAGACTACTTAGTGAGAATGGTAAATTAGCACTTACAAGTACTCAAACAAAATATATTATAGATAACCACGATTTCATACCAGTATTAATTAATAAGGTTATTGGGATTACCGATTATTTAGGTACAGAATTAAAACGAAGTGAAAAACTTTCTTTTAAACCAGAAAGAATCCTAGTTGAATACCTATTAGCCGATAATGATAAAACTTACCACATTTATGGTAAATTAAAAAGAAATCAAGAAAAGTCTAGAATGTATTTCATTCCTAAGACTCAAACATTAGATGACATTTACCATGAGGAAGTTGATATTGATGTAGATTTCTCAAAGTACACCAAATTAGATACGTTTGTACTTAAGGATGGTACTGTTGGTAGAACTCCTTACGAACATCAAATAGATGGTGTAAAGTTCCTTTTAACTAATGATGGTTGTCTTTTAGCAGACGATATGGGTTTAGGGAAAACTTACCAATCGATAATTGCAGCATTAGAAAGTGGTGCTGAAAGAATACTTATTGTTTGTCCTTCAGCTGTAAAGATAAATTGGGAAAGAGAAATCAATTATTTCCAAAACTTTGACACAATAATTGTTAGTGGAAAGAAATGGGACCAAAGTAGATTCACTATTATTAATTATGATATCCTTAAGAATTTCCATGAAGTTCCTGGTAACAACCTTAAAGAAGAGGATATATGTTGGGATAATCAACATTTAGTACAAGGTAACTTCGATTTAGTTATTCTTGATGAAGCACATAAGTTAAAAAATCCTAAAAGTGGTAGAGGAAGTATTATGAAAGACCTTTGCGTTAATCATAATATCCCAAAAGTTTGGCTTTTAAGTGGAACACCAGTTGCGAATAGACCTATGGATTATTATAATCTTCTAAGACTTATTAAGAGTCCTATAGTGGATAACTTTAAATTTTACGTGCAAAGATACTGTGAAGGAAAACAAATCACTACAACACTTAAGAATGGTCAGAAGAAGAAGATATGGCTTACTAATGGTGCATCAAATTTAGAAGAACTTGCTATTAAAACAAAACACATTTACAAGCGAAGACTTAAGACTGAGATAAAAGATATGCCAGATAAGTTGATAGTTCCAACCTATCATCAGTTTACTGAAAAACAATGGGCTGGTTACGATGAACTTTGGGAAGAATATTTAATAGAAAGAAAGAAAAAGAAGAAGAGAGGGGAACCAGAACGAGATTTAGTTGAGTTAGGTCTTCTTAGAAAATTTGTTGCTATGGAAGCAATACCAGAAAGTATTGAGATGGCAGAGAATATTATTGAACAAGATAATAAGGTTATAATATTCACCAACTTTACAGATGAATTATTAGCACTTCAAAAACACTTTGGTAAAAGATGTGTTATTCATTATGGTGATATGACAGACAAACAAAAACAATTATCAATTGATAAATTTCAGCAAAATGATAAGATTGAAGTATTTATTGGTAATATCATATCCGCTGGTGTAGGTATTACACTTACTGAAGCTACTCATGTTATCTTTAATTCATTTGATTGGGTTCCAGGTAATAATGAACAAGCTGAAGATAGAGCATATAGAATCGGTCAAACAAACAATGTTACGGTTTATTATCAATTGTTTGATAGAACTGTATCTATAAGGATGTGGGAAACACTTCAAAGGAAACAAGAAATTATTGATACCATTATGGGTCAGAAATTTATTGATGAAGAAGCAGCAATAGAAATAATGTTAGAAGAAATAGTAAATGAATATGAAGAAAGTTAGACTTTATGGTTTTGAGGAATGTCCTTACTGCCAAGAATTAAAAAAATTATATGAAGATAATAATATTGATTTCACTTACGTGGATATTGAGTTAGAATCAAATAAAGAAGAAACTGCGAGGATTATGGAAATTGGTAAGACCGACAGTGTACCAATTATCTTAGTTAATAAAACCTTACTATCACCAGAAGTTAGTTTTAAAAGTATTAGTGAAGCACATGAATTAACAAAGAAATTCTTAAATGGTTAAAGATTACCTTATTTCCTAATATTTATAATAAAAGAATATTATGGCAGTAAACAATGAAGATAAAGAAAGAATTTTTGAACAATTTCGTGTATCAATGGGTGCACCTCTCCGTCAGATTGAATTATCTGATGATAGCCTATGTGTGTTATTAGGTATAGCGACAGAGGATTATGCACAATATGTGCAAGAATGGCTTATAGAACATCAATGGCAATCACTTTTAGGTAATAACGTTGATACAACTGATATGGCGTTTGCTTTAAGTGTTAGGGATTTTGATTTTATGACCCAATATACTTACGCTTATTCAAAACAAGTTGGACTTCAATCAAACGGTCCATGGGAATTAAAAAAGGATTATGTAACAATAGAAGCTGGTAGACAAGTTTATCAAATCCCAGCTGGTAGAGAAATTAATGAAGTACTTTGGATTACCCCTCCAACAACTCAAATGGCACTTTTCGCAAACTATGGTGGAATCGACTACGGGTATGGTGGTGGATTTGGTCAATTAGGTTCTGGTGGCGGTGGCGGTGCTGGTGGTGGTGGAATGGGTATGGGCGGTAGCGGTGGTTACTATATTGCTCCAGCTTACGATATCCTTTTAACTGCGTCTGATTTAAATCTTAAAAATAGAATACTTAGAAGTGAATTAACTTACAAGGTTACAGCTGGACCAGAAGGGACTAGACTTTTACATCTTATGAGTGTACCAGGTTCTAAAATGACATTCGGACATGGTGCTAATGGTTCTCAATTAAGTTCAGTTGGACTTGGTGGATGTCAAGTATGGTATCATTATTACGATACTACACACGCTAACGTAGATGATTGTAGAGCAGATAACCCAGATATTATTAAACTCCCTAACGATGTACCTTTATCTAAATTAGATTTTGCTGATTTTAACGAACCAACTAAGGTTCTTGTTAGAAATCTATTTATTGCTGAAGCTAAAAGAGCGTTAGGTAGAACTAGAGGTAAGTTTGGTGGTATTGTTGGACCTCCAGAAGCAGAAAGAACTATGGATTATGAATCACTACTTAGTGAAGGTAATGATGAAAGAAAAGCAATCTTAGAAAGACTTGATATAAGACTCGAAAGATTATCCAGCACTAAACAATTAGAGAGAGGGGCTAATGAAGCTGAGTTCTTAAATAAAGCATTAAAATTTAGACCATTAGGTTATTATGTAAAATAAAAAAAGGAGCTCATATGAGCTCCTTTTTTATTATTTATTATCTTTATCCAGATTCATTATTAAATCTTCTGGTTTCTGATTCCTAGCATCTTCTAGTCTTTTCTGATACTTAAGTTCATAATTATAAGCATCTTCTAAAATCATGCTACCATTATGATTATAATCCATATCACATCTAAGCCATCCATCATCACTACCCATTTCCCATTTATTTAACTTAAGGTAATCAGCTATTAATACTTTCTTTTCATCATCATATGATAATATAGTATCATTATCAAATGTAGATTTATAATCTAACCACATTTCATATCTATCATCATCAGCACCTCTTTCAACTTGTTGATAATAATGAGCTCTTTCTCTAGCTTCATCTTCATATTCAAAAAGAATTTCTACATGTTGTAATGGAACATCCCACTCAGTAGATACAAAGAAATAATCATCATCTACTTTAGTAGGTTTAGCAAAGAATAATATTTCTTTTGGCCACTCACCAGTTTCTCTTATTTGAGTTAACTCTTCAATTTCAAACCTAGAACAGATAAGTTCTATTCTATCTTTTTCAGCTTGTATAGCCTTAAGTCTAGCAATTTTCATTCTCTCAATGTAATCAGCTCTCACTTCATCCCATTCCCATCGTTCCATATTGTTTGGAAGTTTGTCTACATCATCCCAGAATCTAATTTCTTTATCTTCCATCGTCATAAGGGCTTCATAAGTATCTTGGTCTTCCTCTTTATTAGGTTTTCCAGCTATCATCCCACATTGTTTCTCAGTAAAGACACTTCTTTCTTTTAATTTAAGAACCTTAGTTGTTTTATCCTTGAATACATCGATAATTATTTCACTTCTAATTTCTGGGTCGAAACAAACCAATAGAGGTTTAATTCTCTTATTAAACGCATCTAAATATTTAGAAACATTATATTCATCGTTAGTAAGGTCTGGATTTTTTTCTAATTGTTCAGCTGATATCATTTTACAATTAAATTCTATCTCTATAACCTCTTTAGTCTCTTTATCCTTTATAGCTTTAACATCACTATGAGATTTAGCTAAACCAGTATTAACATAATAAATTACATCACCTAAGTTAACCTTTAAATCAGCCGCTAATATTAATTCCATATGAGCCATTCTAGCTTTGTTATTACCAGCCTTATTCTTTTGTCTAGTATAAACATCTTTATAATTTTTAGCTGTCATCTTAACTTTAGACTTGGAAGCTATTTTAGCAACTGGAATTCTATAATTATAAATGTCATCAACATATTGGTAATACCATTCGATAAATTCATATCCTTTACCATCTAACAAGTATCTAATACCCTTATCTAAGAATTCTTCGATATAAACTGGCATTGCTTTAGATTTAATAGAGTTACCTACTAACTTAACCTTACCATCAATATCATTCGCATAATTCTTTCTAGCGAAGTTAATTGTTGAAGAGCAGATATCATCAATATCTAGTCCCATTCTACCTACCATATAAACTTCATTGAACTCAGCTAAGACAGCTTCTAAGCCCTCCAATTCAGTTCCAGCAGTATAGTGATTAGTTTTCCAATGACTCGCCTTACAAACGTATCTAATGTCTTTAGCAGAATCTGGAATAGCAAAGTTAAATCCATCTGTATCACCTACGAGTGGTCTGAAATCATACTTCTCATAGAAATGTTTTACCATTAGTCTTAGATATTGTCTTCCTCTACAAGTTGTTTCCTCAGCACAATCAGTATCACCCCAGTTAAAAATATATGGAGCTCCATACGCACCGAAGAATGAGTTAGCAAGAATCTTAAGAGGTAACTGTTTCTTATCGAAATCAGAAGCCATCTTTTTATGTTCAGCTATCATCTCTTTAGCCTTAGCTATTCTTTCTGGTGTAAGTTTATCTATATTAGCATCTAATTGTTCTTGTAACTTCTTAGCTTTACCCTTATGTTCACTTGTAAGGAATTTAAATTCATCTCTCTTATCAACAACATAAGTCAATAAACCCTCCATTACTCCAGATATATCAAGTGATGGGAATATACCATGAGTTAATTGAGTTTTTGGATATAGTGCAGCGAAATCTAACTTAATAACATTTTTAGCGTACCCCACTTCTAATAGTCTTGATAGACCACCAGTAAAACTTCTTTTATCTTCTAAGTTAGGAATCCCTAAATCATTTTCATATGACCATGAAGCCATAATAAGTTTCCATTGTCCAGCTGTACCCATTGTAGAACTTCTCATATAAGAAGTTGGTAATAACTTAGCAATCAAGTAAGCTGCTTGATTATAAATAGCATCTACTTGTTCCGTTTCCCAAAGGTCATCTTGAAGGTATCTTTGAACGATATAAGCACCAGTAACTATTTTATGATTACCTACAGCTTTTTTTCTTTCATGTATTTCATTACCCTCAGAATATTTAAACCAATCACCATCTGAATCGTCAAAGAAGAAAATACTTTCATCAGCCCATGTTTTATGTAACATATCACCTGGAACATAAACTCTATTAGCTTTAGCTACTCCAGAATATTGTGTAATATATTTTAATGACCAAGATTTAATATTAGAATTAATTGCTTGAGCTCTACGTACAGAATGAGATATATCTAAGATATTAAAACCCCACATCATTGTTTGTTGGTAATGTTCAGATTCTCCACCTAATTTAACCATAGAATCTTTCCATTTAATTTTTTCTTTAGGGTTAAGTGTTTTAGCTATATCAGTAATATCAATACCCAATCTTTCACATCTTCTTTTTAAATAAGGCCAATCAAAGTTTTCGGAGTTGTAACCAGTAATAACATCTGGTTGAAGTCTAATTATTACATCAAAAAAACTTATAATATTACTTCTTTCACATTCTCTTTTTTCTGAATCTGTATCTCCTTTAGTTTCTAGGATTAATTCAAAACCTCTATTATCTCTCATTCCTATTTGAAAAATAGGTGCGGTGGATGCATCTAAACCCATCGTTTCTAAATCAAACTGAAACCTATGAAGTTGATTATAATCATCCATTCCTTTAAAAAGTCTTTTACCAGTTGATATAAGGAATTGTTCAGCTGGTGCAAAAGCTACGAATAACTTTTTATACTTCACATCAAACATATCAACACCACCTTCTCTAAAAAAATTAATAAGTGAAGAATAACTAGCACTACAAGTAGCCATGAATTTATAACCCTCTTCCATTCTTACTGGGGTAACACCATTACCATCTTCAATCTCAAGAGCTTTTATTTTCACACTATGCTTCTTCATAGCTGCTTTAATAGAACTTCTATTACCACCATAGATAATAGTTGAAACTTCATGTTTCATCCATAAGAATGGTTTATAATTGTATTTCTTTGTATATTTCCCGTCTACTGGGTCGTTGATTATTAGAGTTACAAAATCCTCATGATAGGTAGCTTCAATTCCCACTATATTTTCTTGTGGGTCTCTACCTTCTAGGAATTTTTCTATTCTTTCAAAACTTACTTGTTCTTTTGCCATATAATTTATTTTCAGCAAATATATTGTAAATTAAAATACAAATCAAGAGGGTAGGTGAAATTAGGTGTTTTAAGCAATTTGCAAATTGCTTAACAAATTTACTATTCTAAAATTAAAGGTGCAACATTTAGTTACTTTTTAATTGAACCATCTAATACATTAACATAAAGTTCTTCTCTGATTGGAACTATAAGTGTCCCAGAACCATCTTGGAATTCAACAATGAATGTGCCAACATATGTTCCAGCTTTAGAAGTATCTTTAGCTGAGAATTGATAAGCAAGATAATATTCTTCATCCTCACAACCATCATATTCAGTCTTAAGAATACATGTTGCTGTCTTTTTACCAAACTTTTTTACGCCAGTTACGATGTCAGCCATAGTAAAATAGATAAGACTATTTTGTAATTTGTCGTGGAATTCTTTATAATTATATCTTCCATCTCTAATTAACTCCATTTTAAGAATTGGTAGTGTTGCTCCTTTATTTATGTGAAAATCCATATATCCTTTTATTATAAATATTAGAAGTTATACTTAGCAACTAAATTATCTTGAACTAATTTAACATCACTATTACTAAGTGGACCTCCATACATCACAATACTACCAAAATCAACTGGTGCATTAGAAGTTGCTTCTGGTCCACCATTTATACGATAGAATGAACCAATACTAATTCCAACAGCTGAAAGTAACTCATCCATTCCATTCCCAGTACTATTTGTCCATATTGGTGAATCTGTACTACCAGTCCACGCATCAATGGTGTCCCCACTTACCCTAAATGTATAAAGAGTTTGGGATAAGATATTGAATGGTATAGTAAGTCTATTATAACCTAACCCAGCTGAAGAATCAACATATGTAAATACTAATTCATTAGAACCTAAATTATTATTATAAACTAAATCCCAACCATCAACAGTCCCACCACTCGCAAAATTATCGGTATGTTGTATTATTACATCACCGTTAGCCCAAGTATCAGTTATATTACCCTTGATAGCAAGTAAAATAGTTAACTCCGTTAATGCACTAAATGACGCATCATTATTAACTAATAAATTACTTGAACCAGTTTGACCACTAAATTCAATAAAGTCAAGATTGTTCCAACCCCCATGTCCATCCCTATATGTTTGAGTAAAAGCTGTTTGTGTTGCATTATTAAGATATGTTGTTTGGTCACCCCATGTTACAACTAGTCCATCAAAAATTGAAGGAGTAGAACCAGAATCACTATATACGTCTAAATCACCATCTAACCAAAGTATAGCATCAGTACCATTAAGTGTTAATAATGAACCAATTGGTAATACTCCACCGACTGTTCCTTTTCTAAATCCAAACGCTCCTAAAAATGACATATCTTATTGGAAATCTAAAGCCGATACACCATAAAGTGATGTACCATCCGAAACAAATGTTATTATATCTACAGAACCATCAGCCGTTGTAAGTGTTGGTGCTGTTCCAGCTTCCCATTTATATGTTGAATCCCATGTTATTGTGTGAGAACCACCATTACTTTGAGTAAGTATCATTGTATAAGCAGCACCACTCTTCATTGTCGATGTACCACCACTAACATTAGTACCTCCACTTAATGAAAGTAATTGAACATTTGACTCATTCCAATTAGGTATAAATATAGTACCACCAGTAAGATTATCATAAGTTGGTGTATAGGCTTGTCCAGTTACTTCTAAATTAGGTACGTAAACTGTATTCTTAACAGTAGCAGTAATTCCAGTACCACCAATAATTACACTATTTTCTATAGAACCATTAACAATATGACCACTACCACCAAGAATACCAGACTTATCAGCACCAGAACCTACATTATGGTCATAACCACCCAATATAAATGACGTATTTCCTTGAGCACCAGTATTACCATTAGAAATTGTTTTTCTAAAATGTGCAAATGAATTACTCCCTTCTGCCATTACTCTATTTGAAACATCTATACCAGCTCCACCAGAATGACAATTACCATTAACTGCCCAAGTCCAAGTTCCTTGAGCATGTGATGAACTACCTTGTGCCAAAGTTGAAGTCCCTTCTGCATGTGCGGCAGTACTAATAGTTGTTGTTTGGTTCCCTTCTGCATGTGACCTTGCACCCAAAGCTATTGTAAGAGCTCCTTCGGCATGGGCATATTGACCTTTAGCTGTATTAAATCCACCCTCGGCATGACTATTTTCTCCATACGCTTTATTACCAGTTCCTTCAGCTACACTTGTAGTTCCAGTAGCTACTGATGAACTAGTAGCTAATACTGCTGAACCAGAACCAGAACCAGAAACCCATGGACTAGTACTACTACTACCACTTACCACATTTCCACTTGAATCAAAACCTAAGTTACTTACACTTGTTCCAGCACCTATTATTTGTATGTTAAGGTTAGGTACATAAACCGTATCATCAGTAGCACCAGTTATATTTTGTCCACCTAATACAACACTTCTATCACCAGTTACAAGTGAATTAGTTGAATGTATAAATGATGTTAAACCAGATGCTTCTGAACCATATCCACCAGCATGACTGTTATCACCACTAGCTATTGTTGTATCACCTTCAG